AGAACCCTGTTCGGGCACAGTTGAAAGCGCAAGAGAAAGAACTTCGTGAACTGCGCAAGCAGGTAGCGGAATCCCAAGCAGTCCAGAAAGAAATGGCGTTTGTGAAAGCAGGCATAGACCTGACTTCACCAATGTCAAAGTATTTCATTAAAGGCTACGACGGGGAACTTACTCCCGAAGCAATCAGGTTGGCAGCAGAAGAAGCACAATTGATTACACCCCAAGTTTCAGAAGAAGACCAGGCTGAAAAGCAAGGCTGGAAGCAGACGAATAAGATCGCTGCTGGCAGTGAAGTCTCACCTCCTCCTGCTTCTTGGATTAAACGTATTCAGGATGCTACGTCAAAAGAAGAAGTCTTTGCAATTTATGAGGAAGCATCGGCACAAGGAATTGAACTTTAACCTCACCCCTCTTTTGTAAAGGAATAAATCATGGCTGATTATTACGCAGCGACTACTGGTACCGCCCAGTTCCAAACCGACCAGGTTGCATTTGAAAAGTTGGCATACTTCGCCCTTCGTCCAGAACTGTACTTTGACCAGTTCGCAGACGTTCAGGCAACGAACGCCACCAACCCAGGTGCATCAATCAAATTCACCATCTTCAACGACATGGCAGCAGCAACTACCGCTTTGTCTGAAACTGAAGACGTTACCCCTGTAGCAATGAGCGACAGCCAAGTAACAGTAACGCTTGCCGAATACGGTAACGCAACTGTAACAACCGCTAAACTCCGTGCAGCATCATTCCTTCCTGTTGACCCTGTAGCAGCAAACGCTGTTGGGTACAACGCAGGTTTGAGCATTGACACGATTGCTTCAGACATACTTAAGGCTGGAACAAACGTAATCTACGCAACGGGTGGTGCAACTACTGCAACCAGTCGTGTGGGTATGAAAGTTGACCAGACGATTACCGCTAAAGACGTTCGTCGTGCAGTGGCTGAATTGCGTGGAGCAAACGTACCAACCATCAACGGCAACTATGTAGGCTTCATCCACCCAGACGTTTCATACGACCTTCGTGGCATCACCGATGCTTCAGGCTGGCGTGACTCATACAAGTACACCAACGCAATGCCAATTTACAACGGTGAAATCGGCATGTTTGAAGGTGTACGTTTCATGGAATCACCTCGTGCCCCAATCTTCACCAACGTTTTCAACGGCGCTGGCGCAGCAGGTACAGGCGATTCATACGCAACACTCATCATGGGTTCCCAGGCTCTTGCTAAGGGTATCTCCCTTGGTGGCGAGTACGGTGCACAGCCAACGATTGTTTACGGTAACATCACCGACCTCCTCAAGCGTTTCCGCCCTGTCGGTTGGAAGCACTTTGTTGGTTACGGCGTGTTCCGTCAAGCAGCGCTTCGTCGTATTGAATCTGCTTCAAGCATCGGCAACAACAACGCCTAAAGCGTTCCGCCCAAAGCATCAGCCCTCCGCTTCGGCGGGGGGCTTTTGCTATTGTGGGGTCATGGCAACATTCAAAACCCCAACAGACCCATTCGTGTTTTGGGCTGAACCAGGTGAAACGGGTATCTTCCGTTATATGACTCCTGGTGCTCGTGGAAGAAACGTGTTCAAATTAACTGATGGTTCTTTTGTTGAAGAACAACCATTTTTGGATACTGACATTGCTATCCTTTATCATGGTGGACACATCCACAATTTAAGTGCACAGGAAGAAGCAGACTTACGTGCTGCTGGATACGGGGATTACATAACGTGAAACATAGAGAGACACACCCTAACCTTGACGTTGAAGGATGTTTTGGTTGCAGAGTTTCTTTAGTCCATGTTGGACCTAACTCCACTACCACTCGTGGTGCTGCCGTAAGTCAGACAGAACAGAAGGCTCGTGGTTGGGACAAAGATATGCCAGCGTACCGTCGGTTACGTAAGCAGGGTTACCAGCCTCGCAGCATTGATGGCTCTGCCCGTCTTGAGGCTACCGCTACTAGCGCAGCCCAAGTTGAAGGTCGCCCTGATATTGAGAAACTCGTTGCCAGAGGAGTAGCAGAATGAAAAAGAAAGAAGTTTGGGATAAACCAAACCCTAATAAGAAGTCAGAAAAATTGTCTCCACAAGCAAAAGCGTCTGCTAAAGCCCGTGCTAAAAAAGCGGGTCGCCCGTACCCTAACCTTATTGACAACATGGCTGCTGCCCGTTCAAGGAAAAAATAATGACTATTGAATATCGTGGTGAAAAGTTTGCAGGGTACAACAAACCCAAAGCAACACCAAGCAACCCTAAGAAATCGCATGTTGTGCTCGCTAAGGAAGGCGACAAAGTAAAGTTGATTCGGTTTGGTCAGCAGGGTGTCAAGGGTTCCCCTGATGGTTCCGCCCGCAACGAAGCCTTCAAAGCCCGTCATGCTAAGAACATTGCTAAAGGCAAAATGTCTGCTGCGTATTGGGCTAACAAAGTTAAATGGTGACCTGCTAGTATTCGTCCTATGGCTGCACCTTTAACAGCAAACCTCACTTTTGTTCGTGGTGACACTTGGCAGTTCCAGGTTGTCATCACTTCCGATGAAGCAGGGGTGACCCCTGTAAACATTACTGGTTACACGTTTGCTGCTCAATGCCGTACCGCCCCTGACATTGCTGCTATTTCTGGTACCGCTACCTGCACGGTAACTAGCGGTGCTGCTGGTGAACTGCTTGTCTCTTGGTCTGCTACCACTACTGCTGCTATCAGCCCTGGCTTATATTATTGGGACTTACAACAGACTGCTGGTGCCTCTGTAACAACTATCATGGCTGGTCAGATTACGGTTCTTGCTGACGTAACACGGTAGGGCTGTGGAACGTTTCGTTATAGCCCAAGTAACTGACACGGTTACTCTTTATCAGCAGGACAATGTTTACCGTATTGTTAAGGCTGACCCTTCTTTGCCGATGGAGTATGGGCAACGTTTTGTTTTAGTTACTACTAGCACTACTGGTCCTGTCGGTGCACAAGGTCCTCAAGGGTTCCAGGGCGCACAGGGGTTTCAGGGTACACAGGGTTTCCAAGGTGTGCAGGGTGCGACTGGTTCACAAGGTGCTACTGGTCCACAAGGTCCACAAGGATTCCAAGGGACGACTGGTGCTCAAGGTCCTCAAGGTTTTCAAGGTGCTGTCGGCGCACAGGGCGCTACAGGTCCTCAGGGTTTTCAGGGGGCTACAGGCGCACAGGGTCCACAGGGCTTCCAAGGCTTCCAAGGTGATGTTGGCAGTCAAGGCGCTACAGGACCACAAGGACCTCAGGGTACGCAAGGTTTTCAAGGTGCAGTTGGTGTTCAAGGACCGCAGGGCTTTCAGGGTGCTGTAGGTCCACAGGGTCCACAAGGATTCCAGGGTGCTGCATCTACTGTTGCTGGTCCACAAGGTAGCCAAGGTCCACAGGGGTTTCAAGGGGCAACGGGTGCGCAAGGACCTCAAGGGTTCCAGGGGTTTCAGGGGGCAACTGGTGCTCAAGGGTTTCAGGGTGCGCCTGGCAATACTGGTGCTCAAGGTTCTGCAGGTGCAACAGGTTCGCCTGGCACAAATGGCACAAACGGTGCTCAAGGCGCTACAGGACCACAAGGTTCTACTGGTGCTACTGGTGCGCAAGGTGCCACAGGTAGCCAGGGACCTCAAGGCTTCCAGGGTTTTCAGGGTGCTACAGGACCGCAAGGTGTTGAAGGTGGTACAACCACGCTGACAACTAAAGGTGATATTCTCACTAGGTCTGCTTCAGCACTAGCCCGCTTGGGTGTTGGAACTAACGGTTACTTTTTGAAGGCTGATTCAACACAAGCAACAGGTTTGGTCTGGTCTATAGCCAGTACCGACCCAATGAATGACTCAAAGTTTACTGCTTTGATTACGATGGATGTAGGAGTTTAATATGGCTACAGGCGACAGAGTTGAAACACGATTAATAGGTCCGTCACAGTTGTCTGCTACTGATGCAGGTTTGGGTACGGCTGCGGTAGCAACGAGTCGTGAACACACTATTAAACAGATTATTCTTAGCAACACTTCGGGTACTGACCGTCTAGTTTATTTGGGTATTGGTGGTGCTGCTACAGGTGGTGCTACATCTAGGTTCCTTTCTGCGTTGCCTATTGCAGCGTATGACACGATTGTGTTGGATACGGCGTTGGTATTGGTGGCTACGGAACGCTTGTGGGGTTATGCGGATGCTGCAAGTGCTGTGAACATTATTGTTGTTGGTTGGGTGAAAGAAGTTTAATGGGTATTTCTAGCGGTACTGGTGCTGTCGGGTTTATGCCTGTCGGGGTTGTTGTGCCTTTTGCTGGTTCCACTAGCCCTGCTGGTTGGCAACTTTGTTACGGACAGGCTATTTCTAGAACCACGTATGCTGGTTTGTTTTCAACTATTGGCACTACGTATGGTTCTGGCGATGGTTCTACAACGTTTAACGTGCCTGACATGCGTGGTCGTGCTGTTGCTGGTTTAGACAATATGGGTGGTACTGCTGCTAGTCGTTTGACAGCAACAGTATTAACAGCAGCAAACACTCTTGGTGCTACTGGTGGTACTGAAACACACACGTTGACTACTGCACAACTTGCAAGCCACAACCATACACAGGATTCGCATAACCATACACAGAACTCTCATAACCATACCCAAGATGCACACGGTCACTATTTGCTTAATGCTGGTTCTTTATATATGGGTTCTTCTGAGGCTGGTGCTGGCGATTACGTTCGTTCTATTTTTACACGTAGCGGTTATGACAATTACGCAACTGCATGGCAGGCAGACCAACGTGTTGCAACTAACCAAGCAACTACAGCAACAAACATTGCAGCAACCGCCACCAACCAAGCGGCAGGTGGTGGAACTGCCCACTTGAATACGCAACCAACCATTGTTCTCAACTACATTATTAAGGCTGCTTAATGGGTATTAGTAACACTATTCCGCCGTCTAGGTTGATTCAGCCTGGGGTTTGCACATCAAGCACTAGACCGACTAGCCCTTTTACTGGTCAATACATTTTTGAGACAGACACTTTGAACACTCTTGTTTATAACGGCACAGCGTTTGTTTGTTTGACACCACAATCATCTACACAAGATGCTTCAGTTAATAACCCATCAGGTACGGCTTTTGCTGCATCATCAGGTTCAGACCCGACAGTAACATTGTCAACAGGAACCAAAGCCCTTGTAACAATTTCTGCACGTATAAGTTCTGCTGGAAACTACCATTTTGTTGGTTGCGCAGTATCGGGTGCAACAACGTTGGCTGCTACTGATGCAAACTCTGCAACCATTGGTGCTATCAGCGCAGCGAATAGTGCATCTACAACATTTATGTTAACTGGCTTAACTTCGGGTTCTAACACTTTCACTATGCGTTATAGGTGTAACGTGTCTGCTAGTGGTTCTTATGATTACCGTAAATTAACCGTAGTTGGGATTCCTTAATGGCTATTAACTCTTTGTCTACAGGTTTTCGACCAGGTGTCTGCACTTCTAGCACACGCCCCACAGCCCCGTATGAGGGGCAGGTTATCTATGAGACTGATACTGATTTGTCGTATGTTTACAACGGGTCGTCATGGCAACAAGTGTCGGGTGGTACTGCCGTCGGCAACAGCGGGCTTGTATATATTGGGGCATATTCTGCCTCGGCAACAACATTATTTATAGATGGTTGCTTTACTTCAACCTATACCAATTACGTTGTCACTGTGCAAACTACGGCTTCGGGCGCTACAGGCTCGTTTATGTTTAAGTTGCGAGCAAGCGGTACAGCAAACTCAGCCAACTATTACTATGGTGGTTTGCAGTATTACACAAACATCGCTGCGACTACTCAACAAGGCTCAAACGATACATCAATGCTCTTTAGTGCGGCATCAGGTACATCATATACATACAGCGTAATTCAACTATCAACTCCAGCAGTAGCACAACCAACCTCAATGATTGTTGATAGCACTTCTTACTATTCAAACTACACAGGTGCTTCAATACGTGGTTATCACGGTCTAGGCACGGCTTACGATGGTTTTCAATTAACAATGAACACAGGCGGAACCATTACTGGGATTCTACGTGTTTACGGCGTAAGGCAGGCATAAATGACACGACCACTTATCTCAGGCATTAACGTTGAAACAGGACAAATAGTTGAGCGTGAATATAACGATGAAGAATACGCACAGTATTTAGCAGACATTGAAGTTAGTAAAGATTTGTACCCCGAACCGCCTGCATGATTTCAATAATCACCTGCACATACAACACCCCACCCGAAGTCCTAGCCCGCACCTGGGCATCACTCAAAGCACAAACTTTTACCGATTGGGAATGGGTCATCTACGACGACTCCCCCAACCTAGACACATACAATCAGGTATACGGTTTATGCTCCGATGAACGGTACAAGATACGGGTGTTCCGACCCCACGTACCTTCAGGCGGAAACATCGGTTACGCAAAACACATGGCGTTCTCGTTAGGTTTAGGCGAGATACTGGTTGAGTTAGACCATGATGATGAACTCACCCCCGATGCCCTCGCTGAGATAGATGTAGCGTTCATTGATTACGGTGTCGGGTTCGTGTATTCCAACTGTGCAGAAGTTTTTGATGATGGCACTAGCGGTAAATACCCTGAAGGCTGGGCTTTCGGCTACGGGTCGGAACGATGGAACACCGTCTACAACGTGTGGGAAATGATAGCCCCACCCTTGAATCGCACCACCTTGAGCCATATCGTGTCTGTCCCGAACCATGTCCGAGCCTGGCGCAGAGAAACGTACCGCAAACTAGGTGGACACGATGCCACCCTCCGTGTTGCCGACGACTACGACCTGATAGTGCGGTCAGCCCTGTGGACCAAAAGCGTCCATATTGACAAACTGTTGTACCTTCAGCACATCGGGGCGCACACCGCCCAACGACAACAGAACGCTTTGATACAAGAACTTGTCCCCCAAATCCACCGTAAGTACGTGGAAGATATTGAGATAATGTTCCCGTGCTAATATGCAGGCATCCCTACTAAGGAGTATCCATGTCTGCAAAAGGCGAGAAGTACAAGTCAATGTCAGCAATGAAGAAGCACGAATCCAAAGAAGGTGCTAAAGAACGCATGATGGAATATGGCAAGCCTGGTAAAAAGGCTGCTGCCAAAAAGATGGCTGCTAAGAAGAAGTAATGGCTGCCAAAAAGAAGGCTGCTGCCAAAGTGCAGAAAGTTATGCACGAATTCAAAGCAGGTGGGTTGCACAGCGGGTCTAAGAAAGGACCTATTGTGACTAACCGTAAGCAGGCTGTTGCTATCGCCATGTCTGAGGCTGGCATGAAAATGAAGGCAAAGAAAAAGTAAGTGTCTACTGTCGCCCAAATCCTTACCCGTACTCAACGCCAGTTGATGTCAGGGACTATTGAAGCCCGTAACAAGTTGTCTGCATCGGTGACTGCTACGGGTACTTCTGTTTCTCTGACTTACGACTTGAACTCTATCCGTGAGGGTGCAGTCATTCAGGTTGATAGCGAACTGATGTACGTGTGGGAAGTGGGGGCTGGTACTAAGAGTGCGACTGTTGAACGTGGCTTCAACGGCACTACAGCGGTGTCTCATGCTAGTGCTGCTGTTGTTATTGTGAACCCTAAGTTCCCTAGAGCACAGTTGCTTGAAGCGTTAAACGATGAACTTGTTGATTTGTGCAGCCCTATGAACGGTTTGTTTGATGTAAAAACATTGGACT